ATAATATACTTAACAACTGGCGAGTTACAAAGACTTGTCTTAGACTAGGTTCTAGAATAGTTGGCAAGTGTATGATGGGTTCAACAAGTAATGCCTTGGATAAAGGTGGTGATAATTTTAAAAAGTTATATCAAGATAGTGATGTAACGCAAAGAAATAGAAATGGTCAAACACGTTCTGGTTTATACTCTCTGTTTATCCCAAGGGAATGGAACTATGAAGGATTCATTGATGAATATGGAAGCCCTGTCTTTAATACTTCCGGACGAGACGTTTATGGACCCGACGGTGAATTAATAGACATAGGTATTATTGAGCACTGGGACAATGAGGCTGATGGATTAAAAGGAGATCAAGATGGTTTAAATGAATTTTACCGTCAGTTTCCTAGAACAGAAGAACACGCTTTCAGAGATGAGGCAAAAAACAGTATATTTAACTTAGTTAAGATATACGAACAAATAGATTATAATGAAGGCATTAGAAATAGCTCTGTAGTTAATACAGGTAATTTCCAATGGGTGAACGGAGTAAAAGATACAAAGGTTGTTTTTTATCCAGATCCAAAAGGTAGGTTTAACATTAGTTGGGTACCGCCTACAAACCTTCAGAATAGAGTTATAATAAAGAACGGAGTTAAATACCCGGGTAACGAACACGTTGGTGCGTTTGGGTGTGATAGCTACGATATTAGTGGAACAGTAGACGGTAAAGGATCTAAAGGTGCTTTGCATGGTTTAACAAAGTTTTCTATGGAAGACGCTCCACCAAATCACATGTTCTTAGAATATATTGCAAGACCACAAACCGCTGAAATATTTTTTGAAGATGTACTAATGGCATTAGTATTTTATGGTATGCCACTACTCGCGGAAAATAACAAACCTAGATTACTTTACTATTTAAAACGTAGAGGATATAGAGGTTTCAGTATGAATAGACCAGATAAAATATGGAACAAGCTATCTGTAGCAGAAAAAGAAGTTGGTGGTATACCAAACTCTAGTGAGGATATAAAACAAGCTCACGCTGCAGCAATAGAAATGTACATACAAGACCATGTCGGACATTTAGGTGATGGTAACTATGGCAACATATACTTTAACCAAACACTAAATGAGTGGAGTAGGTTTGATATAAACAAACGTACAAAGTTTGATGCCGCGATAAGTTCTGGTTTAGCTATAATGGCTTGTAATAGACACTTGTATAGACCACACGGAGAAATTAAAAAACCAAAGTTAAACCTTAACATATCCAGATATAGTAACACTGGTAACACATCAAAAATAATAAAATAAAAATATGGCAGAGTCTGTTGTAAGTAATTATTTTCCAAGTCAAGTCGTTAGCGATGCAGAAAAAATAAGCTATGACTATGGTTTAAAGGTAGCTAAAGCTATCGAGTCAGAATGGTTTAACGATAACAATGGTAGTCACAGATATGAAGACTATCAAAATGATTTTCACAAGCTAAGGCTATACGCTAGAGGCGAACAATCAATAAAAAAATATAAAGACGAGCTTTCTATAAACGGTGATTTATCGTATTTAAACTTAGACTGGACGCCAGTGCCAATCATACCAAAGTTTGTAGATATTGTGGTTAACGGTATAGCAGAACGCGTATATGATATTAAAGCGTATTCGCAAGACCCTAACGGCGTTGCTAAAAGAACAGAGTATATGGAAAGTATACTTGGCGACATGGCGGCTAGAGAAATGAATGACTTTGCCGCTGAAGAGTTTGGCATGAACTTGTACGAAAACGACCCTGAAACCTTACCGCAAACACAAGAAGAACTAGAGCTTCACATGCAGCTAACATATAAGCAGGCTGTAGAGATAGCTGAAGAGCAAGCTATAAAAGTTTTGATGGAGGGTAGCAACTACGATTTGATTAAGAAGCAGTTTTTCTACGACCTCACTGTGTTAGGTATTGGCGCGGTAAAAACTAGCTTTAATACTTCTGAGGGTGTAGTTGTAGACTATGTTGACCCTGCTGACTTAGTTTACTCTTACACAGAGTCGCCATACTTTGACGATATATACTACGTGGGTGAAGTTAAAGAAATACCTATAAACGAATTAGTTAAGCAGTTTCCTCACTTAGAGCAATCTGACTTAGAAGAAATACAACAAGCTGGAGTAAACACTTCTTCAAATAGAAATAAAAGTAGAGGCTACAGCCGAGAAGACAATAACAAAGTTCAAGTTTTGTATTTTAACTACAAGACCTACATGAACGAAGTTTATAAAATAAAAGAAACAGGTAGCGGCGCTGATAAAGCTATAGAAAAAGACGATAACTTTAATCCGCCTGAAGACGTTGAAAACTTTTCTAAACTACAGAGATCAATAGAGTGCTTATACGAAGGCGCTATGGTTTTAGGTACAGACAAACTTCTTAAGTGGGAAATGTCTAAGAACATGATGAGACCTAAGAGCGATTTTACTAAAGTTAAAATGAACTATAGTATTGTAGCTCCTAGAATGTACAAAGGTAGAATAGAATCTTTAGTTAAGCGTATTACAGGTTTTGCTGATATGATACAGCTTACACACTTGAAGCTACAGCAAGTAATGTCTAAGATGGTTCCAGACGGTGTTTATCTTGACGCAGATGGTTTAGCTGAAATAGACTTAGGCAATGGAACTAACTATAGCCCACAAGAAGCTTTAAACATGTTCTTCCAAACGGGTAGTGTTATTGGACGAAGCTTTACTTCTGAGTGTGATATGAATCCAGGTAAAGTACCTATTCAAGAAATTACATCTGGATCTGGTGGTAACAAGATACAAGCGCTAATAGGTAATTACAACTATTACTTGCAAATGATACGTGATACAACCGGGCTTAACGAAGCTAGAGACGGTAGTACTCCTGACGAAAGAGCTTTAGTTGGTGTTCAAAAAATGGCCGCGGCTAATTCAAACACCGCTACTAGACATATATTAAACTCTGGTTTGTATTTAACAACTGAGGTTGCAGAGCAACTATCACTTAGAATATCTGACATCATAGAGTACTCGCCGACAAAAGATGCGTTTATACAAAGTATTGGTGTGCACAATGTAGCTACGCTAGAAGAAATGTCTAACTTACATCTGTATGACTTTGGCATATTCTTAGATTTAGCACCAGACGAAGAAGAGCAAGCTAAGTTAGAAAACAATATACAGCAAGCCTTAGCTCAACAAACTATAGACTTAGAGGACGTTATTGATTTAAGAGAGATAAAGAACATTAAGCTTGCTAATCAACTTCTTAAGATACGTAGGAAGAAGAAAATGCAAAGAGATCAGCAAATACAACAACAAAATATTCAAGCTCAGTCTCAAGCCAACATACAGCAACAACAAGCTTCTGCTCAAATGGAAGTACAAAAGCAACAAGCGCTTAAGCAGGCTGAAGCTCAGCTAGCACAAATGCAGGCGCAGCTTGACGCTCAGAAACTGCAAGCAGAGTCTGTCATTAAAGAAAGACTTATGGCGCAAGAGTTTCAGTATAACATGCAGTTAAGAGCTATGGATAATCAGACGCTGATGAATAGAGAAAAAGAAAAAGAAGATCGTAAAGATAATAGAACTAAAATCCAAGCCACGCAACAATCAGAGCTTATAGATCAAAGAAAATCAGGTAAACCACCTAAAAACTTTGAGTCATCAGGTAATGATACTATTGGAAGTGGATTTAATCTAGGTGCATACGAACCTAAATAAATTACTAATTTATATTTTATATTATGGAAGAAAACGAAAACGTAGTTGAAGAAACTACACAAGAACAACCCGTAGAAAAGGTTGAAGAGAGTAAATTTAATTCTGCTGACGACGATAGCGTTTTTAAAGTAGATTTAAGTAAACCAATTGAAGATGAAAAACCAGAAGAAACAACAGAAGTTGCAGATGGCCCAACTGACGACACAGGAGTGGTTGGAAGCGATGAAAGTGCCGACGCCACACCGGAACAAGAAGAAGTACAGCCGGAAGCCGAAGCACAAGATGCAGTACTAGAAGAAATTACTGATGAAGAGCCGAACGAGGCTTTGAAAGAGTTGGTTGATGAAGTAGAGGAGGCTGTAGAAGAAGCCGCGGTTACTGGTCAGCCACTACCAGAAAACATTCAAAAGTTAGTTGACTTTATGAATGATACTGGCGGTACATTAGAAGACTATGTTAACTTAAACAGAGATTACTCTGGTTTAGACAACTTAACTCTTCTAAGAGAATATTATAAGCAAACTAAACCTCATCTAGACGCGGAAGAAATAGACTTCATGATGGAGGATCAATTTTCTTTTGACGAAGAAATGGACGAGGATATAGATATAAAAAGAAAGAAATTAGCTTTGAAGGAGCAAGTTGCTCAAGCAAAGAACCACTTGGAGAGTGTAAAATCCAACTACTATGATGAAATTAAAAATGGCTCAAAGTTAACAAAAGAACAACAGAAAGCTATTGATTTTTTCAACAGGTATAACAAGGAGTCGGAAGAGTCCAAAAAAGTAGCTGAAAAGCGACTCAGTACTTTTAAACAGA